ATTCTATCACCTGCTTTGACTTCGTAATCTTTATCTGTTAAGTTATATAGCTTGATTCCAGCACTACCTCTATATCCGGAATCAATAATTCCTGGGTGAGGTAGAATACCATGTTTAAAGCCTAAGCCAGATCTACCTTCAATTCTAACCCAATAACCAGGCTCTATATATGCAAACTTTAACCCTACCTCAATAACAGCAGATCCCTTAGCAGGAATTACTTTATCTTCAACACAAGTTACGTCTAGTCCAGTATCGTCCTTATGATTCTTCGAAGGAAGGACAGCACTCTCGTCAGTCTTCTTAAATTTTAATATCATATATACTATAATAAGATACTTTGCAAAATATTCAAGAGGAGAATAAATATATGTAAATGGCTGAAGAACTTGATGAAGCTGTAAACGATATTATTTCTCAATTAAAGCAAAATAATAAAGTTTCTAGGGCTCCTATAGATGAAAGTGTTCTTGATAAAGAAGACTTAGAGGATTTTCTTATTCAAAATTCAGGAAAGCTTATCAAAAAATCCCTTAGTATTGTAGATAACGTTAATGATTATATATCATCTGCTCCAGAAAATAGAGACGTAGCAGCTTTGGCTGAGTTAATTAAAGCATCTT